CTAGCATCTTTGCCTAAGACTCAACGCCAGCGCACTGGCAGGATCAAATTCAATACTAGAGCGAGCGGCAATAAGACCCCCTCCAATAACAGTGCCTCCACTAAACGTTCCACTGGCCATTGCTTCCACATTGCCTCGCCCATTATCAGCAGCAGTCCAAACGCCGCTAACCGTAGGATTAAGGCGAAGCCGCCATTCTGCAGCAATGTTGGCATCAGGGTTGCCGCCAATTGTCACATCAATTTGTGCCGGTAAAACTACATTATCTGTGCGGCCACTAGCCATACGAATAGCAGCAACCATGGTTTCAGAAGAAATGTTTGAAAAATTACCAGCCCCACGTCCAGCAAGATAAATAGGGCCCATAGCCGCCTTCGCTAATAGCAGTGCAGCAAATTTGTTTTAGCGTATGGCTTGATAATTGAGCAGAATCATTGCGAATGCGATATGACAATGGGAGACGGCAGTGGTCATATAAACAGTCGTATTAGCATTGGCATGATTAAATCTCATGGCACCATTTGATCTCTCCGTCAACAACAAAACCCTGTCCGCACACGCCCCACTCCCAACCATTCAAGATCAGTGATAAAAATATTAGTTTTACTAAAATCTAAATCTTCAAACGCATCAATATTCCAGCTAGTTTGATTTACTACGTCTTCAAACGCTTCCTGATGCCTTGCTGCGAACAACAAATTGCACTGTCGTTCCACTAGCTCTTACCATCACGCCATTGCTATCGTCAAAATATCCCACTTCCTGAATTAATCCCGCTACGGGAGTTGCGCCACAAAAGCTTTCCATGATCATCAAGCTTTTGCCTGGCTGATAAGGCATGTTGCGCTTAGTTCTACGCAATGCAGTATCGCCAGATGCAGTGTTAACAATTAAAGAAAGACTGCTTTCATTCGTTAAATAGCTTGTTGATGCTCCTCCCGTTGTGGCTTCATACCATAAATTAGTTTGCTTGCTATAACGTAATGAACTATCAAAAAGCGTATGGGGCTCACTAATTCTTGCCCTGCCAAAAGCGTCTACATCGCCACTGTCTGGTCCCTTCTGTAAAATTTTGCCGCGATAATCCGCCTCAATGTGAGTTTCAAATTGTTCGGCGCCAGCAATAATTTGTCCCATAATTATGCACGAATAAGACCTAAATTGCGAAGGGCAACAATCACGCCGCTTAACGCTGTCAACACTTCAGCAGTAGAAGCCCCACCGCTTGGAATGGCAATGCCAGAAGGACAAACAACTGGCGATGCACCATAAAATCCCATGGAGGCACCGCTGGCGAAAACAGTCACCCCGCCAGAAGCCGACATGGTTCACGAAATTGTCGGAGAAACAACTACTGGACTGTTAAATGTGCCGCTAGTAATCGTGGCAACATTGGTTACCGTGCCAGAAAGCGTAATATTGAAAATTGTTCCATCTTCAAATGTCGAATTATCAATGGTGCATTGATCAACAATTGCACTAGATAATGCCGTACCATTTGCCAGTGCCCATTAATGGTTGGCCCATTAATTGTAGAACCAGTCATCGTAACTGATTGATACGTACCGCCGGAACTAATGCCTAAAACGGTTGTTCCAGAAATAGTACAATTTCTTAAAACCAATCCAGATGCAGTGGAAGTCCACGATGCATCGTAATTAGTGGAAGATGCTTTCGTAATAATTTGACCGACACTGCCCCCAGAGGGCAATGTGCTCTTGCCCCATTGGACCTTGCACGCCAGGAATGGACAGGCCAATGTCAATGGGTTCTCCGCTAACAACAGTAAGAATAATATCGGGCATGATCAGTTCCTAGAGCAAGTGCCTGACACTGTACAAGTGCCCTTTAACCAATAGTAACGATCTCCACCTGCTTGAGTGGCGCTAACGTCATAGTTATAAATTCCCACTTCTAATCCACTGGAAACAGTTGGCGGCAATGTTAATTGAAAAATTCCGCTAGCTGCATTTGTAATAGCTGGTACAAAACTTGCAACAATGTCTCCATCCAATGCGCCGCAAATATCACTATCAATGGTATAGCCGGAAAGGTTAATGGGCGTGCCTCCACTTTGCGTTGCAGTGATTTGCATGCGATAAGTGGAATTTTGCAACACCACTATGTTGTAAGTGGCGGGATAATACATTTACGCCCCATCGTTTTGTTTTATTATAGCCTTGCACTGTTTTAACAATCGAAAAGGGGCCTTGCGGCCCCTTAATTATTTGCCTTGCCCCCTGAGCATTTTTCGACCATGGGAAGGCTTGCTATTTTTTCCTTGCCCTTGTTTGGTGGTTTTGGGCTTGCGGATGATAATGCGCTTGGACGACGAGGCGCCAACTTTGCTTTTAACTGCCAATGGAGGAAGGCGAAAGCATAATATTAGCTAGCCCAAGGCAAACCGTTGCCCGTAGTCGGAGCAATTTGCTGTTGAATTTGAGCGGCAAGAGCGGCTTCGATTTCCACCACTTTGTCTTCGCCAATTTTGTCCTTGGTCCATTGCACGACCAAGTCGGAAAGTTAAATCGCTATAAGGAATGGCTTGGTCTTCTTCGGGCGCTTCAAGCCCAATAGAGCCATAGGCTCCTGAACGATAAGTGCCATCAAAGGCATCAATGGCATAGTGAACGGTGTAAACAATTCCGTCTGCCAAAGTGCGCTCAAGATTATTGATGCCCCAGGTGTATTGAATGGAAGAAGCCATGGTGAACAAAAAAGCTTAAAACTATTGTAAGGGTGCTTCACAGCTCTGGCATATCATATTCCTTTGTCGTATTGCAATAGTGCTTGAAAATAATCTCCGAGGTGTTTCCAGCCCATAAAGCCACTTGCGGCACGGGAATACCAGCTTCAATCCAACGGCTAATTGCCGTATGCCTACAGTCGTAAGGACGATACATATGAGAAATTAATTCAGCTTTATAGAGCGGCTGTAATTTTTTACGAAAGTAACTTTGAAACGCAAGACGATCCCAAGGGAATATATATTCTTGCTCTTGCGGAAGTTTTGTTAGTATTTCCTGACATTTATTGTTCAGCGGCACCCATCTTTTCTTATTAGTTTTGGTGCTATTTTTCAAGCCATGCGTCAATGTCCAATTAGAATGCACCAGAATCTTATTATCTTTAATGTCATCCCAACGTAATGCCCTTACTTCTCCTGTACGCATGGCAGTTTGAATCATAAATTCGGTATACCAAGCCCAATTAACCTTTTTGTAAGTCAGCTTTGCTTCCAAAGCGGCAAGCACCAACCCCACTTCATTTCTTGGGATGACAATAATTTCTTCATCCCTTTGAGGAGCCTTTGGCATTTTGAAACTTGCCAGGGGATTTTTGTCTAGATAGCCCACATCCTCCTGTGCAGCCCACCTAAACATTGTCTTGGTATACATGGCCACGCGCCTGGAAGAAAGCACTGGCTTTTCTCCCAGCACCCAGATCATGATTTTTCTGGCTTCATTAAAATCTTGAATTGGGCAGCGGGCTAACCACTTACCAACTTGCTTGTAGTCTGAATCAAGACTGGTGGGACACAAGGAAATAGAACGCTCCTCCATGAAGGCGTCCCACAGTTCCGTCAAGGTGGTTGGCATGAGTTGAAATGGTTGCGAGGGTGGCACACTAATGCACCACCCGACGCATGTCAACACCAGCGCCAGAGTTGAAGGTGACTACTAGGCTTCAAGCTGGTCGGCAATAGCCAAAAGTTCATCGGCGTCGCAGGTCCATACATCGTTTCCACGATGCTGCTGAGTGTGAGCTACAGCAGAACGAAGGGCTTCGCCAAGCATCTGACGCACTAGGCGCTCAAATCCTGGTCCTGAAAATTCCATTGCTCTTTCAAGGACACCTTTTGCTGCGGGTGAAAGTTCAGTCATCGAAGTGAGAATGAGGATTACGAGGGCTGGCGTACTGTCAGCATAATTGGGCAAACAATTTCACCTTTTGGATTAATGGGGTTTCTTCCCCAATGCAAATGCGTTCGCAGCCAGGACGTAATGCTGGTGCGGTGTCAGGGAGTGCGCGGCAATAATTGTAATGACCGTCACATGTCACGATGTAATCGCAACCGTTACAAGTCAAAACATTTGGAAGCTCAGGATGCGGACTTGGACCTTTCATCGGAAAGCACCGTAGTGGAAGCGACTTAATGGTTAGGCCAGGCTTCATCAGCCTTTAACAGCAAGTAAGCGATGAAACGTTCTAATTCTTCAGGCGTTTCAAAAGTTTCCGTGTAATGCGGATCTTCGTTGTTTGCCAGTTGTACAACGCCGTCCTTGACCCACGCAGAATGTTTGTCCATGCGGGTTTCACGCTGCTCAAGCCATTCGGCAGGCGTGAGCTTGGGGTAATCTTCTTGGGTCATGGTTTCTAGGGAACTGTGGCCATTGGGCAGGAGCCGCAAACTCGCTGCCCTCCAACCTTACCACCACGCAGCAAAAAGGGCGACCGTATAGCCGCCCCAGGGAGAGTTTCAGTAGGACTACGACGCCTCAAGGGCTGCAACTTTGGCTTCCAGTTCTTCGATGCGAACCTGTGCTTCCTGCAGCGCCTTGATTGCCATCCACATCATCTGTTGCTCTTTGACGCCAATCCGCTCTTCTTGCGCTGGCTTATCTTCGGTGGCTTCCTTTTCCTCTTGGAACACCTGGATCACTTCCGGGCAGCTCTCGGCAACCTGCTGGGCGATAACACCCATGTTCAGGTCAGCATCGTCTGGCTGATCCTTGTAGCGGAAGTTGACGATTTCCCACTCTTTCAGGCAGTTCCAAGTGCCAGCAGCAGGTGCAATGTCTTTTTTGACGTTGCGGTCGGAAAGGTTGACGTTGTTGGCACTGTAATTGGCGAGGCCGCCATTCGATCTAATGGCTGCACGAGTTGTAGTCGCATCAGTACAGGTTAAAAACTCACTGCTAGTGTTATTTGGAGTTGTGGAATAATAAATATAAGGTCCATAAGGAGTTGTGCCATAGCTGCTAAAAACGGCAATATTGTTGGAGTTATCGCTAACAAGTTCGTGAAACGCGCCGTTTGAGTCGTAATACGGAGTAGTAGCCTTACTGGTGCATTTAATGTACCCCTTTTGCGTTATCCGAACTGCTTCGGTTGGTGATGAAGCGCCGTCTCTTGTAGTGCTGAACACTAGGCGGCCAGGGCATATCGTTGGTGCCGGGTTGCCGATCTACTTGGCCATGCAACTTGCACCTGTGATTAGTTTGCTGCCATCGGCACGCACAAAATGCAGATCCGCCTAAGGTGTCGCCACTATTAGCAATAGTATCAGACATACGGCTGAACCCGACTACCGAACGAAAGCAGAGCGCCTTGACCGTCCAGCATCTCGAACAATGCTCGCGCCATGAGTTACCTGATACTTGTTCGATCTTGAAACGACGTGAGTTGACCCTGAATCACCTGTGCGCACTAGACGTGCCCATGAAGAAGCCTGCCGGAGCTGTCGATGCGGGCGTACTTTCCGCTGATGCCGCGTCCAGTCTCGGCGAGCAATAGAGTTGCAAGCATCGTAACAGCCGGATTCGATACGCTTGTAACTAGTCAGCTGGTCCGTAGCATGCACTAGTGCCAACATCCGCATACTCCTTGCACTGCTAGTCTTGAACGAACGTTCGCTAGAACAGCTACAGCTAGTGAATGTCATGCAGGGTCGACCAGTGCCAATCCCTAATCCATCATGATCCGTGTAATTACCTGAAGCGCGAATAACGCTCAGTTCTCAGTTGTAGCAGACGAACCGAAAATGGCGTAATTAGTCCTGCCGTTAAGCTAAAAGCAGTTGCTTCGCCAGATGTTGCCAGTACGTGAGTTGAATCGCAGAATGCTCATGTTGTCATCTGCAGAATTCCTGCAGCATGCAAGAGGTGCTGAGGGCTGATGTCCCTATGCCTACGAGGCCAGAAGGAGTAATACACAGTCTTTCGGTAACAGATGCACTGCCATGAATTACGTAGAAAACGAATAACCTTCACCGGCATGTATGTTGACTGCCGGGAGCCCCATTACAGGCGACACCTATATAGGCAGCCTCTACATATTTGACACCATTCAGCACCTGCAAAAACGAATCTGCCGCCAAGATTAGCGCCAGTTGCTTACTATTGTGTAACCACCTAAAGAGCCTCTCTTGCTTTTCCAAGTAGTAAGTAAGAGCCTGTGTTGTTTGCCGGCAACACTTGTTAAGGCTACTCCTGCTGTATCGAAAGAAGTGCCCTGGATTTGAAGTGAGGTATTAAAACCGGCAACTGGTGTACTTGTTGAATTACCGATTACAAATTCGCCCAAGACTATCAACAAACAACCTCCCAGACCCACCAGTGGCGAGGGCTAGTTGATCTGCGCCAGGGGAATAAATGCCGGTGTTTGGATCAGAAGCAAAGGAAATGCTGGGTAATGCTTCAGTACCAGCAGCAAAAACACCAGAAGTAATTGTTGCAACGCCACCAGTTACTGTTGTAAAACTACCTGCGTTTCCTGTAACCGTTGCACCGGAAACGGTAGTGGTGCCTCGAATAGTCGCAGCAGTTACGGTGCCGCCAAAATTTCCAGTGGTTCCGGTGACGGTAGTTCCGGATACAGTTACAAAGTTTGCAGTTGTACCGGTAACAGTTGTACCGGTAACAGTCGTAAAGCCTGCAGTGTTACCTGTTAATGTTCCGAACTGACCTGCGGCACCAGTTACGGTTGCACCAGAAACAGTTGTGCCACCCTGGATCACGTTACCGGAAATAGTGCCGGTAGAGGTAATGTTTCCACTAAAAGTGGGGTTTTGAACTAAACCAGAAATTGAAACGCTGGTATCCGCACCACCAGCGGTAAATGTGATGGTGTCAACTTTTATCGTACCGTACGGCATTTCTCTAAAGCTTTTTTCTTATTTTAACTGAAAGAATTAAGGCAGGATAACAAGAGGACCTTGGATAATAAATCCACCCGTTCCGCCAGATACAACGCCAGAGCAAACAATGGCAGCAGTTGCACCTGAAGGAGTAGTAATTGCAAGTGTACTGCCAGTAATGTTGGTAAACTGTGCGGTGTTACCTGTGACCGTGGTACCAGAAACAGTAGTAAAGTTTGCTGTTGTTCCGGTGACTGTTGTACCAGTAACGGTAGTAAAGCCTGCGGTTCCACCGGTTAGCGTTGTGAACTGACCCGCGTTGCCGGTAACAGTTGCACCGGAAACAAGCGTTGTTCCAACAACGGTAACCCCCGTAATATTTGTTGCATTTACTGTTGTTCCCGTAATAGAAGCACCTGAAAGCTGGGTGGTAAATGTGCCGCTAATCCCCGTGTAGGTGGCGCCTGTAATTGTGCCGGAAACAAATAAACCAGAGCCCGAGACAAAAACACCTGATAAAACGGTAAAGTTGCCGCTAATTGTCTGGTCTCCGGCAAAGGTTTGGTTGATGGCAGTTAAAAATTGGAAAACGCCGCTGGTAAAGCTTGCGTTTCCGCCAGTTACCGTTTGGCCAGAAACTCGGTCAGTAAATATGCCGCTAACACCGGTGATAACAGTTGCTTGAACCGTATTTCCTGTCAGCGTTTGACCGGAAAGCTGTGTTGTAAATACACCTGAAACACCGGTTAGCGTTGTGAATTTGCCAATGTTCCCTGTAACAGTTGCGCCAGATACTTCAGTGGTGAAAAAACCCGAGACTCCTGTAACCGTGGTGGCTCGTACCGTGTCTCCAGTAATAACAGCCCCCGAAAGCTGGGATGTGAAGACGCCACTTACGCCAGTAACTTGGGTGAACTGCGCCGTGGTACCAGTAAATGTAACGCCTGAAACTGTTCCGTTGGTAACCGTGAGTCCAGATACGATATTATTCCAGAAGAGCCGACCGTCAGTGTTCCGCTTGTAGAAATATTGCCAGTAACAGTGATGTTTTGTTTAACAATTCCAGTGGTAATGGTTGCCGTCTCGGCAGTTAATGTTGTGAAGTTGCCAATGTTTCCTGTAATTGTTGCACCGCTTACTTGCGTGGTGAAAACTCCACTAACACCAGTAACGGTAGAAGCAAGAACTGTATTGCCGGTAATTGTTGTGCCGCTTAATTGAGTTGTGAATACACCACTAACACCAGTGATGTTGCTAAACCGTCCAGTATCACCAGTAATAACTGCACCAGAAAACTGACTGGTAAAAACACCGGATACTCCAGTTGCCGTAGTGAAACGTACCGTGTCTCCTGTGATAACAAGACCACTTAGGTTTTGATAAACACCAGAAGTGAAGTTCGCGGTTGTTCCTGTAACCGTTTGTCCGCTGATCGTGCCGGTAACACTAATGCCAGAGGCGAAAAAACCGGAGCCACTAACAAATAAGTTACCTGAAACGGTGTGGTTTCCTGTGGTTGTATGACTACCTGCAATCAGCGTTTGAAAAGTACCGGTCGTGAAGTTAGCGTTTGTTCCGGTAACTGTTGCGCCAGAAATCCGTGTTGTGAAAACTCCACTAACACCAGTAATTGTGTTGAACCGGCCCGTATCACCGGTAATAATTGCACCAGAGAGTTGACTGGTAAATACCCCGGAAACTCCAGTGCTAGTTGTGTATTTGACTGTATCGCCTGTAACTGTTGCGCCAGATAATTGCGTTGTAAAAACACCTGAAACGCCCGTAACAGTTGATACCCTTACCGTATTACCGGTTATTGTTGCGCCAGAAAGCTGGCTCGTAAACGTTCCGCTAACACCAGTGATGTTGGTAAAGCGTGCCGTATCCCCGGTGATCGTAGAGCCACTGATCGTACCGGTAGTTGTTAAATTATTCTGAACAACAACGCCACTGAACGTAGCCAGGCCAGAGCTTGTAACCGTATTAAGGCTGGTAGCGCCGCTAACCGTAAGGTTGCCGGTGATCGTGACGTTTCCGGCAAACGTTTCCCCCGTGATGGTTGCGTAATACTGGTCTAAGTAATTACGAAACTCGGTAAAAGTAATTTTTTTATTACGAAGCGTCGGATCCACCTCAAAGACGTGGACAAGTGTCAACAGGTCCTGCTCGTTAACTTCTATCCCGCCAATTGCGGGAAATTCGCTGATTCTCCTGTTTGCCACCTACTGTTACGCCATATTCTTATTCTTCAATTATAAATGTCTTTGTCTAGCGAACTTTAATTTCAATGCGTGGAATTAAGTTTGCCGCTGTGTTCCAGCTCCACTGAATTCCTGTTACAATTCCACAAGACAAAAGAATTAACAACAGAAGCTCTGCAACCGTTAGATTTCTCCGAACATAAATAATTTCTTTTTGTGTCGAAGGAATTGCTGCTTGTTGCACCAGGGTTTGCTGAATGGCCAATTCCCTGGCACGCGCCTTCATTTCTTCCAGTTGTTCCGGAGTGATTTGGGGAGGAGCGGGGGTTTGGCTGGGGGGAACAGGTTGTTCCATATCAAGCAAAATGTTTTCTTACACGTTAGCATCTAATCAAAGACTTTGTTGACATGGCTTACGGCTTAAGAAAAGGTTTAGAAGATGTTGCTCACGAGTTGAAAGGCATTAGAAATATTTTGGCGTCCATGTGGCATAGCCGTTACGAAAACGAAGAAACGGACGTATTAAATCCAGAGGCTTATGCCGACGAATATATTTCAACAGAAGAATGTGCTAAACGCTTGAACGTTTCAGATCAAACGCTTAGAAACTGGATGGCGATTGGCAGAAAGACACCGGACAAGGGCTGGGTCGAGGGCATTCATTACATTAATGCTTGCCCCAACCCCAGTAAAAAAGCAATCATCCGCATCCCCTGGAACAATCTTGTGCGGTCTTTTGCAAAAAATAGAGAACTTGGATCGCGTGATTATCAACGAGGATTTGGAAAACTGTACCAGTCTCCGCCAAGGGATTTTGACAGCTAATGGCGCACCGCTTCAAGAGTTTTAAGGTCAGCGAGGTTACTCTTAATAATTACGAAGAGGTACTTCCGGAATCCTTGGCGCGCCAAGTAGAAATGTTCCTGCCCCCGGGGGATCTTTTGATGTTGGGTGCTTACATCGATACCTGGAAAACTTAAAAAACTATGAAGAAGAAGACGCTAACTCAGGCATGACACTTGCCAACCGTTTGCGTCTTGCTTTTCGTGACATGAATGCAGACACCATTTGCGGCAAGTTTCCTCAAGCCGAGCTCCCGCTTAAAAGACGCCTTCGTTGCGTAGCGGAGTATCTTATTCGCTCTGGAGAATTTGACAAGGTCAGGGATGCGGACGGAAAACTTGTTAAAAAAAGAGGTGTTCTTGGAAAAATGGTCGTTTTATACCAGCCAACAGATAAACTGATCGAATCACTCGCCAAGCAAGGATTACTGGAACCATGAACCGTAGGGAAAAACTAATCGCGTCAGTTATCGGACCAGAACTTGACGACACAAAAGCAAAGATGCTTGAGAGCACCATGAAGCTCATTCTTGGTGACATGGGTGAACATTATTGCAAGATGTGGGATTACGAAGGTCCTGGCGTCATGGTGTTTCAGCCTGAAAATATGGCGCGTTCTATGTTTTTCCTAACACTTAAAGAGTTGCACGCAGCGCAAGAAGAGTGCGAACGCGACAACAACGGAGACATGGCCGAAACATTTCGTCGAATTCTGGAGTCGGCACAGAATATTGATCCGCAAGAAAAAGCTGGTTACGTTATCAATGATGGCGAGGGCATGCGTTACTTTGAAATTGATTACAACCGTGCCGCAGAAAACTGATGGCCATTCAAAATATTTTAAAACATGCAGAAGATCGTGAATTAATAACAAATTATGATCTTGTTGCCGCTGCACACGCTTTGCTTGACGGCATCGATTTAGATGTTGCCAGTTCTCCGCTGGCTAATACGTATGTAGAAGCAAAAGAATTCTATAGTCCACTGGATGACGGCTTAAACGCCCAGCAATGGTACGGAAGCGTCTACCTGTTTCCCCCAGCGGTACGTATTTTTGGGAAAAGAAACAACAAAGATGGAAGATGACAAGGTCTACCTCTCCGTCTTTAATTTCTTCTCACGCTATTTGGTTTAGAAAAATAAGAAAAGCGTGGCTTGCTCGAGAAATCAAGCAAGGTTTGTACTTTACAAATTGCCCAGACATGATTAGGTATGAACAAAATCTATTTGATTTTCCAGTGTGCATCTTACGGACGCCTCCCAAGTTGGTTGTGAACACCAGCGGTGGGATTAAAGAGCAGAAAACGTGCACTTCTTTTTTGGTTTATCTTCCTCCCGTCAACGAAGCGGCTGAAGCCACGGAACGTTTCATTGACATTTACGGAGAAAAAGGACGCATTCTGTGTTGATTTTTGTATACTAAATAACGATAGACAACTGTCATGAGCGTTCTTGCCGACTGGGAAATCAAACAACTGGCCGAAGAAAAAGGGATGATCGAACCCTTTTTGATCGCCTGGTCAGCCACCAAGATGGACGGAAGCTCTTAAGTTATGGCCTTGGTTCCTATGGCTATGACATTCGCCTGTCACCTAAGCAATGTTTAATTTTTGGAAAAGTTCAGGCCGGAGATTGCGATCCCAAAGCTTTTGATCCCGACATTCTCAAGCCTGCTGAGTTGTTGGAAGACGAGCGCGGTCAGTATTTTTTATTGCCTCCATACGGCTACTGCCTGGGAGTAGCGCAAGAACGTCTTAAGTTGCCACGTGATATTACAGTTGTTGCAGTTGGCAAATCAACCTACGCACGATCTGGCATCTTGGTAAATATCACCCCAGCGGAAAGCGGTTGGGAGGGTTATTTAACACTTGAGATTAGTAACTGTACTGGCTTATTTAATCGTATTTATGCCAACGAAGGAATAACACAACTTCTTTTTTATCGCGGAGAGCCGTGTCAAGTAAGTTATCAAGATCGCCAGGGTAAATACCAGGACCAACCGAATGAAGTTGTGTTTTCTCAGGTTTAATAATTGAACGCTTTACCAAAGCGTGGTTGTGGTTTGTTGGCGTAGTTGGTACTTCCGACAGGCCCGGCGGTATCCCCCATGCTTGGTAATTCCGTGCCAGCGATTGTTGCTGGGGTACGCGGTGTTTTCCCTCGGATTGTTGGTTCAGCAATTCCTGCACGAAGACGATAAGCGCCCGCTGTTTTGGCAGCCCGCATAAACTTTGCTACACGGTTTTGCTGATCATTAACAGACTTTGTGGCACCCCTTTCTTCTTCGGGAAGACGCCGTAAATCCGTATCGTAGATTTTTTCGGGCGTTAAATCAGTTACTTCGACCCCAGAAGATCCGGAATCTTGCCTGGGATCGTAAGTGGGATCAAAGAAATTTGCCATAGTATTATTGTAAAAGACATACATCAAGGCTTAATAACATGCACGCATCTGCATTTTTGGATGCCTTTGTTCAGGACGAAGTGAAATGCCGTTGTCTTGATCAAGAAGAAGATTTTGGGCAGCCACTCGCAAACGAAGAAAATGATGTACCTTTATATGACATGTATAACAGGGGCTTAGCAGCATGCGAGGAGGGAATGGAGAGGAACCCACTCAACATCGAGGGGATGGACCGACCCGGATTGACGGGTTACATTCCGTCAGCGGAGGAGGGCATGGCGATGGGAGCCAGCCCGAAGCCCAAGGCCCTGGTGCTGGAGCTGGAAGGACCAACGGAGGAGATGAAGGAAGAATCCCTCAAGCGACGTGGTTTGCTCCGATAGAAAACAAAAAAGTACTTGACTGCCCTGGGGGCGTCTGTCCTGTACCCTGGGCAATTAAAGACAACTCTGTATTCACAATTCAAGAACGTCCTCAATTAAAAGAAGATGTTGTTAACCACCCGTCACATTACACGGATGGCGGCATCGAAACAATTGAAGCCATTGAAGCGGCTTTAACCAACGAGGAATTTCGTGGCTACTGCAAAGGAAACTGTATGAAATATATTTGGAGAGAGCGTCACAAGGGTGGAACCGAGTCCCTGAAAAAGGCGCAGTGGTACTTAAATCGTCTTATTGAGCTGGACGAAACTCAGAACGGCTGAAGTTCGTCTTCATCGTCGTCGTCCGAATATGCGCATGCAGCCGCGAGTTCTGCAAGCTCCAAATCGGTGGGGATGTCAAAATCAATATCAATATTTTCATCTGCCATCAGCGTTTTAATGGCATGCCACTCCATTAAACGTTGGTGGTAAAGGTTGAGGAGTGCGGCGTAGAGCTCATCCCAAGTGAGTTCTTGCGCTACCAGCTCAGCCTTGCGCATTGAAAATTGAAGCTCTAATGGTAGCTGAAACTCAGTGGGTTCCGTTGTGTGCTCCATTGAAACTATCGCTTCATTTCAATTATTCTACGCCCAACCTGTAAATATTGCGTCAAGCTCTTCCGGAAGAAAAGAAGACCACGAATCCCCTTCAATGTCAAAGTCATTGGCAAACTGTGACAAAAGATAAGGGCTGATCTGTTCTTCCAGGGTACGAATTGCTTTTACTTGGTGGGGAGCCGCCGTGTAATTTCGGAACGCAGCAAGCAACACTTCAGTAGAAGCCCACTGATTTGTGTCAACTTCCTGAAGAAATAAATCAACCTCCTCTCTGCGCCTGTCAATAAGGCCGCCTATGACCTTGTGTTCAGCATCAAAGATCCAGCAAGACATTCCCTGGGTGGCACCAAAAAAATCTTCTTTATCAATGCAGTCGACAATGTCGCTGTAAAGAAAAGGCTCCCACCCAATGGAATGGATAAAAGATATTAAGGCTTGACGCATGAAATCATCAAGACCCAAGTTTAGTTTTAACAACTGAGTATCAATTAAATGCACTTCGTGGAACAAATATTCCAATGCTTTCTCTTTTGTACAGCATTGTCCTTGTTTTACCGGAGATCCGTCAGGGTAAAACTGCGTGCCGTAACCAAAGGTGTAAGGCTCTTTTCCCGTTACAGGATCGGCGTATGCCTTTTCACTAAAGCCTTCATGCTTACAAATTAAACTAATCGCACAAGAAATGTCAGACATGGGGGCAACACTTATTACCCCCAATCATACACAAATTATTTACCTTGACCGCGCATTTTTTTGCGTCCGTGATTAGGAAGACTGTGCTGGCCCTGGCCTTGTCTAGTTTTCTTGGGCTTGGACTCAAGCTTGACGGATGAAGATGTTTTGGGTTTTGCCACGTTGTGTTTGAATGGGCGCTACCACTTTACTTGAAAACTGAGCCGCGAGCACGGCGGTTGTTACATTGCTCTTGATGGGTAACCCAGCGGACATTTCCTGGTTCATAATGACCAAGATTATCAATCCGATCCAAGCTCATTCCATCGGGCCGTGGTCCCAACTCTTTGTAGAACTCTTCAAAAGAATTAAACCTAAATTCAATACACGTGTAATAACCACCATGTCCGGTATTACATCTTTGTTTTGCTTTGTAATAGCTATTCCAGGCCCCTTGCTTAATTGGATCATGTCGAGGAGAAGGTTTTTGTATATTGAGCTTTTTGCCGCTATAAGCGCAAGACCTACATTCCCAAGTTTTACCTCGGCGGTTAAATTGATCAATTCTTATTTTTCCTTCTTTATTACAAATTAAACACGTTACGTCAACATAGTTCCAACGTTGTGAAGACATTGAGAAATTGCGTCAGCCCCCAATATACCACCTAAGAGCATCCACTTTACGCGGTCGGCCCAAAATGCAGCAGACATTTTTCCTTTTTTAATATTTTGAGCATGTCTTGCCTTAAAACTTTCACGACGCTTGCGATAAGACTCGGATTCCCCTTCTTTTTTTGGGCTTCCTTGCACGCCTTGTTGGCCAAAGCGAATGATCTTTTCTTGACCACCTTCGCAAGCTTTAACAACATGCGACTTTGTTGGATGGCCCGGCGTACGGCGAGGCTTGTTACAAGCCATTTCATCTTTAGCAATCTTAGCTGCAGCCGCTGCTTTTTTATGTTTTTCAGCCATTAGAGTCCTTTAAACATTGAAGTGAATTCACCCAGGATTTGTGTGCCAGTCTTGGATTTGTAATTCGTTTCTTCTTCGTCCTCATTTAATTTTAAGCTAAAGAAATTTGAAGACTTTTCTTTGTCCGTAGTAGAAGGCTCTTCTTCATCAGTAAAGAAGCTTTCAACCGTACCAAGGGAGGCAAACGGGTCGCTGAAATCAAGACCGTATGTTTTTAAGGCTTCATTGGAACCTGCCTTAGTAAGAATCGTTTGTTCGGAGCGGTCTAGATCAGGGAAAAAATTCTGGTAAAACTCGTCTTCTGTTCCTTGGTAACCAGCTTTTTGAAACACACTATAAAGTTCTGTTGAGGGCTTAGCCTGTTTATCCGTGTAATCTTCGGGTCTTTCAATGTAAGTAATGCCAAGAACTTCTTGTGTTGGTTTTTGTCTTTTTTCATTCAAATATTTAATTTGTTCCCGGATATCCTGGGCGGTACCAGTGCGCAGTGTCTCTACAATATAGTTTTTAAGCTCTTGAATATCGCCTTTAAAATCTGTTAGTCCGTAGCGCTTTAACACTTCTTCCCAGGTCGATTTATCGCTGGGGTCCAAGCCACGCAACATTTCATCAGCAAATTCTTCAGGTAAAACAAATTGACCAAAAACGGTTCCTTGCTTCAAAGCTTCTTCTTTTAGCGCTGGAAGAATACGACCGTATATTTCGTCTTGCACGCCACCAGTAGTCAGGATATCTTTGGCTGCGTCAAAACCCCTGCCTTGTCCTTTTACTTGGAAGTGAATTCTGGCAAAAGCATCTTTATCGTTAAGATCAATACCAAAGCGATATGCCTGTTGAGCCCAATAAGGGTCTCCTTTTTTAGCCGCCTCCCAATCTTCTGAAACCATTTTGGCTTGATTTAAATAGTCAGCCTCTCGCGCTTTATTGCCGACTGGATTGAAGTAAAAGTCTGCATTAAAATATTGATCTTGCATTTTTTGAATGTCTGTTAAATATTGGTTTGCGCGTAAGTCAGCAACAAGCTTTACCGCGTTAACCATGTCTTGAGTCTGGAACGGGTTTTGTTCTTCTTGTCGAACATCTAAATATTCAACAAATTCGTCCATTGATTTTGAAGTATTAAAACGAGGTATTAAATATTCATCAATAAACTGTCTTGCAAAATCTGCTTGAATTTTTACTTGGTCTTGAGCTTCTGCTGTTGTATAGCCAAGCTCCAAATCTTGTTCATATCGTTTTTTTAACTCGCCATCAAACCATTGCTGCCAATTATATGTTGCGTTATTACGCACGCCAGTTATATTTTGCAGACTTTTCTCTAAGGATTCTTCGGCTTTTCCAGCAGAAGTAAATGAAAGAAGTCCGCCTACTCCCGAATCTCCAAGAATAGAATTTGTTAACTCTTTATTTATATTTGTAATCTCACTAAAACCACCAAACCCACTCATCAAGCCGAGCATTTGTTCTTTTGCTTTTGCTTGCTTCATTTCTTCAATCGTTTGCTTTAAGACATCTTGAGTCAATGCGCCAAAACGCTTGACGTCAACGGCTGCTTTTTCACCAACCGCCTGGCTAATTGCATCCTCTAATTCGGTAATGCCATATCCCGCGTTGGCGTTGTAATTAAAAGCAACTTGTTTATCTTCTGGTCTTTCTGACAAGCGAAATAATGCTGCAAACTCATCTGGTTTGGTAACGTCCAGGTATTTTTCTTTGGCTAAATTTATCCAATAAGGATCACTTATTTTTAGCGTTCTCCCAAGCACTTGCAACCGCAGGTATGTTTAATAGTCTTTGTGTTTGCGTATCAATATTTACGCCTAACTGCAGATCTCTTACAGCTTGAATATCTTGATCCATGTTGGTTTTTCTTCAACATAGGCTTTGGCGCTTGTTCAGCAATTTCTGGCTGGATTTCCACGTATGCCTGACTGATTTGCCCTGTGTTGTGTAATGCCATAAGTAATATTGATTTTCACCATACCTATCAACAACATCTACGTCATCAATTGCCTTAGCTGCTGTCCACGCTTGTGCAACATCTGGATTTTGCTTTTTGTAGTACGTCGGATTAAAGTCCCCATATAACGGCTTGGCCCCGAAGTTTATTGCCGTCCCATGTTTGTAATTTTTCAGTGGTATAAAAGTTTCGAAAATTTTGATTAATATTGTCTTTGAAACTTTTATCTAAGCCAGAGAATCAACCTGAGAAAGTCAGGGGGTCTCGCTGGGCAACATAATCGCCGCCTCGTGTACGCGATGCCGCTGCTATTGCCTGCTGTCATAAATTTTATTTTTATTAGTGTTTTTAACATTTAAAGCTGTGTTTGTTTCTTTTTAGTTCTGTCAAGCTTCCTTTGTGTGATGGATGCATCATTCCTATATTATGTTTGTTGTTTTAATATCAGCTTGTTTGTGTTTTGATTAAGCTGTTTTTGCCATCGCTGCCGCATTGATTGCAACAATTGCTTGTTGTCAGGTATCCAACGCGTACCCAACGCTCTTCTGCAACGATCACCCAACCAATTGCGCCATCACAAGGATGTTGCATTAATTGGCGCTGACTGTATCACTTCCGATCGATCAGTGCGTAATTCCTCCGGGTATAATCCGCTTTTTCCAATTACGTGATCCATTCCGTTTTTTACTGGACGGATCGTAAAAAATGCCCACTATCCTGCTACCAGTCGAGCTGTATCTGTAACGCAGTAACTGAAACAGTGGCGATGTCTATGGATTCTCTGAGATCATCCAAGACTTGAATTTTATCCATCCGTAGCTTCTGCTAAAATAGTCCTGCTGACAGATACCAGTCTTCCATCTTGGCACTTGCTTTGTTTGTGTTGCAACGCCTACAGGCAGGAATCAGATTGTTTCGATTACTGGAACCAGAGCGAAACCTAGGGACGATATGATCCAGGGACGTTGCTTCTTCCCCGCAGTAACCACACTTGCAATCCCAGGCTTCGTAAATGGATTGTCGATAACGTTTCTTTGCTAGCTTCGGAGTTAATTCAATGAGCAGGGCGAGGGGATCCTGTTCACTATTGAACATACTCTTTAGTTGCCGTTACTTTATTTTAATTTCACTAAATATGTAAAGCTCTTTAACTAAAGCATAAAACAATTGTTAAAATCCTTGACAAGGCCCTGTCGATTGTTACGTTGTTTAAGCATGCGCTATTAGCTGCTTCCCATGACTGGCCGTAAAAGCTGGGTTCCCGCCCACCGAGCTGAAAAATTGCTCGGTATTGACCGAAAAACACTCTTTAAATATCGAGATGACGGCACACTAAAGTTGGGCCCACACTTCCGAGCCTTTGAGGATACTTTTTCACGGGATGGTTATCGTTGGAATGTAAGCGCTGTTAGAAAACACCTACGCAAGAGCGGATTGTTGGCGCCGGCCGCTTAAAAGTTTTGTAGTGTTGCTTGCGAAGTTGATGGGCTAATAGCAAATCAGTGACGTTTAACTGAACATCCTGATATGCAATGGCCCTGTAAAGGGAGGCCACCAAGGAATTCCAGCAGTCTTGCAAATCGCAAGGCTGCTTTTCTTTTAGTTCAAACAATAAAACCCACTGCGGATGCAAAGGATGAATAAGACGTTTCCGACCGGATACTGCCAACGCATTTTGTGGTCTCCAGGTAAAGCCGTTGAGCTCTTCTGGTTTTAGGCCATAGGTTGCGAGCAAACCATAAAGCCAGGCGATCGATTGAGTCTTGCGATGGGAAGCCAGTTGAAAATACTCATCCACAATCCGCTGATCAACAGGCGGTGGTTGGTTCATGGTTGAGTGGTGGGTAAAGTGCCCCTACCATACAAAAACAAGTTGGAGCCCACGGACTGGTTAAGAATTTCCTAACAAGTCTTATGGAACTTAAGATAAGTATACATTATTAAAAATTTATTACAACTCTTCGGGTGTTACACCACTTGCAAAGGCTCCCCATGCAAGCCCAACTGCCTCCATCGTGGAGATTTCTCCGGAAGCATAGGGCAGATTAATAACGTCCCCAGCGTGATAAACGGTTGGAATACCGCTGTATTTAATGTCACTAAAGCCGTATTTTCGTATATCAACCTGTTCGGCTGATAGCGCAAAAGTTGCGTCAATAATTTCTCCAAAATCAGCCATTATGTAGCTGGCGAACCACCTTGAGAAGGATTATATTCCGTACCATTTTTGTCATACATTCTAAAACCGCTCATCAGCACAAAAGTAGAAGGAACGTTAAACAGCTTCTGCATCATTGGCATCATCATCGGAGCTTGGCAGTTGTAAGGAGGTACATCCATGGTTGCAAGTCCTTTTAGCGCCAAATTATATGCAGCTTCACGATTATCTTTTAAAACTTTATCTACAAGCTCCTGCTCCCACTGGGACATGCTTTCTACATTTACAGGAAAATCAGAAGGCTCAGGCGGAAATATTTTTTCAGAAAATTTCATTGCATAAATATGTTTACAGTATCGAACTTCGTCTAGCAACGGTGTCCAATAATCAGTTAAAGAAGTGATGGTTGTTGCTCCGTATTCATCTGTTGTTGTCGAATAATCTTCATACAAAGGCATGCCGTCCGCAACCGCGCCAGGAATACTGGGCGACGGTCGATTTCTAAGAAAAACGTTACCAAAATCTCGATAAACACCAGGATCATCCCTGGTTGAACGAGGGTCAGTGGATACGGTTGGAGTAACAGTTGGAGGTACGTTATAGGGTGCAGACGGCGCAATCACTTCCATCTTTCGATTGACATCTGCTCCGGTCATTGCGCTGTTATCCACTGCACCGTTTAAGGTCATGCGTTCATGACGACCGGGTTTAATTGTGGAGATTCGCGTCAAAGGAAAACGTTTCTTGGCGGTGCTATTACCAAGGTTTGATAAATAAGCAAACTCGCGCCTATTAAAGTCTTGGCAAGAACAACAATATCGTGCACCCGTAATTAAGTATCGACCAACGTTTGGAGGTCGTGTTGCAGGTGTTCTTAAGATACCGTCCGGCGTTGATTCAACTGATCCTTCTTTTTGAAGTGTTAAGACACCTGTAGCTTCATTTGTTGAAATTAAAACAGCCTGAACATAGCCATATCTTTTCTGTGTTGTCGGATCAATTGTTTGACTATTGATGACTGTGCCACCAGCGGTAATAACGCGATCCTCTAGAATTTCTCCGTTGATTGGATATTGCTTGGGGATTGGTCCTACAGGTTTAATAAACAATGGTGCGGGCAACGTATTAACAGAGCTCCAGGCTCCTGTAAGTTGAACGTACCAATAGTTTTCGTCTTCCGTAACAGATGCAATGGAAGCCGGTGTTCCGACACTATCTCTTACGTTGTCGAAACGAAGGCTACCAGCAAGACGAACACCCGCCCAATGCATTCCAAGTTCTTTGTTTTTAGTCGGGAATCCTTGAAAAGCGCCTGGAATTCGTGGTGGATTTGAACCGGGGGAATTACCGTTCCCGGCGGCAGAGGAATAAGATAATCAAAAGGATAACTATAGATTTGATTGTATGTTGAGTTGCAGTAAAGCTCAAAGCCCCGACGCCATCTGGACCAAGCAGACTCAAAGTTTATTGAATACAAGGAGTTGGGAACAGAGCCTTTTGAAAACTCTGTTCTAATTGGCAGTACCTTGTTGACGTCTAAAACGGTAATTTGATTAAAAGAACCAAAAGAGTTTCCACTCTTTTTAGCCATGATTAGAAATATCCGCCTTCTGCATAAATGTGAGCACCGGCGTTATAACCAGAAATGTTGGGACCATCAGGGAAAACGCCAACGTAAATGCGATCGCCGCGTTCCAGGTAAATGCCCTTGTTGCGGAGGGGGGCGCTTGATCCAAGGCCACCGGTATTTCCTGCGCTGGGCATCGGAGCGGCTAGTGCTGGCATTACGTCAGAACAGTCCACTACACCGCTATCAGCGGGAACTGTCTTTGCAAACAGCAAACGATAGTCGCCAGAAGCGGGAATTGGCGTGGTTGTGTTACGCGTGTGGTAGAAAGCAAAAGTCACCGCTGGTTTGTAGCCATAAGCAACACCGCTGTAACTAAAGCCTGTGGCCGTGCCGCCGGAATACTGAAGTGCTGTGTTAACACCTGTCAAGGTTGTGGCACCGGTATAGACGTAGTAACCAACCCCACTTGCTGCGGCTAAACCTGTAAGAATTCCGGTAGCGGTTACGTTAACAATTTGACCGCTAACAAGCGAAATTACAGTGCCCGAAGTTGTTGCGTTAACCGTGTAATCAGCGGAGCGAGTAAAATCGTTTCTTGTAATTGTAATTGAATCAATAACGCCACCATTATTATTATCTAGCTCCAGGGCGGCATCCATGTCCACCAAAATAGAAGGAGCTTGCCCGCCTTGGACAAACAAAGTATTGGAGGCCGCGTTACCTACGGTTTGCGTCGTTACACGCACCGAACTAAACAAAGGCCGATCAACCAATAAGGGCTGTTTATTTGTAGCTGTTGACGACACTTCGACTAATGCTTCTTTCGTTAATTATAGCGTTATGTTTATTGATTACCACCCAAGGAAGACAGGCTCATAAAGTCTTCGAAACGTTGTGGAAACTTCATCTTTTCTTCTATTAAAGCGTTTGGATTAGCCTGTAATCTTAAAAACTTTTGAAAGAATTCTCCACGATCTTCATCACCCTCAAACTTAAACCGTTTATTGGTTATGTAATCAATCACCGCCTGAGGCTTCAAACGATAGTCACTTAATCCAGAAGAATAAACTTCTCCTGGCAAATATTCATAATCTAAATATTCAGAAAAACGTGCCATTAGGGTAATCCGTATTAAACCCGTTGGGTTAATGACGGCGGGCAAAACGAGATTAAAAAATGTGCGCCGAAGATCATCCGCCTTTGCATTAACATTCTCAAAAACTCTTTTTTTGTCCTAGCCCTAAAGAAGAAGAAAGAATTTCTTCAACAGACCTTTGATCTGTCGGCGTTGAGCCAGCAGCGGTTTGAGGTGCACCAAGAGCGTCGATCGCAGGCAACAACTGTCGTGCAGCCTTCATGCGAACTTCATCTTTAGGGATACCAGCCCGTTCAAAATCTCTTCGGAAAACCAAAGCGGCTTGCTCTGGAGATTTTGCTTGGCGCAAGGAGGCCGCCGCCGCTTTCTCTGGCCCAGCCAATTCATACAAAAGAAAGTCCGTTTGTAAATTCGGATCGCCTGGGTCGTACCCCTCGTTTCTTTGCAAAGTTTATAAGGGCTTCCTGCCTGCCGCCCGTCCACTGAGCAAGGCCGAAACCACCTTGTCCCCTAGGGGCGCCCACAAAGCCGCCCTCATTTACACGAGGATTAAAACCAGACTCTTGTTTGAAATTGCCAAGGATGCCTGCTGTTTGCGCAGGAGTATAGCCTTGCGCTCTCAGCTTCCTTGCGACAATACTGGCGGCATCGTTTAAAGACATACTCCTAGCTCCTTTGTTTTCCTACCCAATTTGACTCCGCCTTGAGACCGGGGGTAAATACCGTTTGTGCTGCTGCAACTAAACTAACGGTGGTAGCAAGGCGTTTGACAAAATTAGGACAAAGAATCATCAGATTAAAGCAACTACGCTGACTCCCATGAATACAAGGATTCGTGTTCAGCAGGCTGGGCTTACACTTTGATTAAAAGAAGCCAGATAATTAATTCATCAAATATTTATTTTAAACCACGCTCAAATAATCGTTTAATAATGGCTTGGTCTGCCTGGGTTGTGCTTGATGAAAGAAACTTAAGCGGATCGGTGAATGCCTCCGTGGTGCCAGGAAATGCAGTGGCCGCGTTAAATACTTCATTAACGCCAGCCTGAGGCGGCGGTGTAAAAGAAACGCCGGTAAGTGGCGTGGCTACTTCAAAGGCATTGCTCGCAGGAGCGCCGGGACTAAAGGTGGTTTCTCCCAACTTATTTGCATACTGCATGTTTCCAATGGCCTTGGCAACAGCCCCCATGGGACCTTGCGCCTGAAACGCATTAACTGTTTCGTTGTAACCAAGCTGGCCGGGACGTAGTTTTGCAGCAAGCTGAGGATTAGTTGTTGCCCAGATTTCAAGGCCAATTTTTTCTTTTTCTTCACCTTTTGCAGCGTTATAAGCTTTTGTTAAATCTGCAACACGATATTTTTTTGCCAGTTGATCTTGCGCTGCTAATTGCTCCGCACGACGCTTTTCTTGATAAGCACGTTCTGCAGCATTACTTGCTCCGAGTCTTTCTGCTTCTGAAAGTACAACGGGTTTCTCTGGTAATCCTTTTGTTTTTGCAGGAAAACCCCTTAACAAATTAGTATAATCTTGCGCGGCTTTTTCAGAGCTCAAATAAGAACCAAGGCGCCCCAAATTGCCAACAATTTGTCCGGGTAAATTTTCAATTGTTTGCCAGGTTTTACGGGAAAACGGGCCTGTGGGTTGTTGCATGATTACCTCCAAACTTCATGTAAATAAATACGAGAACCCACTGCAGTGTCAGCAGGACCAGGTAAAGCTTGAATGAATTCAGCCCCTGATCGTTCATAACGGTAGCGAGCCTGAAAAGGATCTTTATAGTTAGGAACGTAAAGAATACCTGCTAAACGATTAGTTTCGTAAAGGTAAATTTCATCCCATGTTTTAAGAGCCTCTCTTGCATTGCTGGAACGAATGGTACGATCAACGTCTCCAGCAATACTTTCGATTCTTGTAGAAGGGCTGGTAGCAATTTCAGTTTTCTTTTCTGCTGTGTCACAGCGACCGATCTGAATAACGATTTTGTTATAGAAGTATGAATCCGGAACGGTATTCATAGCTTCTTCCAAACGGGCATAATCACCCGCCGGAACAGTAACGGTAAAGTAACCCAAATGGTACCGAACTCTGCTTTTGTCGAAGTCAGAGAGTTGCACTTCTATTTCCTCTTATCGTTTAATTATAAAAGCAAGTAATCAACCAAAGATGCCACCAAAGAATCAGAAGTAGCAGCACGTTGACCGGCAAGCGACGGATTGGTAGCTGGATACTCACTTAAAAAAGACGTTGGATTTAACGCCTTGAGAAACCGCACTGCTGAGCAACTCTTCCATAATTGCATCACGAAAAGTTTTTTGCGGTTTTTCTTCTTTTGCTGTTTGTGTTCCGTAAATAAAAGCTTTAAGAATATCCGCTGTACGGTTGGAATCGGTTTCTTGAGTCAAAGGGCCAGGTGTTGGTTTTGCTTTAACTTCCGCTGTTTTTGTTCGGGTTATATGAAGGAATTGAATGTCGTATGGATTGCCTTGCGCATCAGTTGTTTTCAAAACACCATAGCCTTTTTCCGGCTGAAAAGAACCGTAACCTTTGTAAGCAAGCGGTGTACCAGCCGAAATTGCTATGTCAGATTCCTTCATGAAAACTACTTGCGCCTTTCGTTGGAGCTGTTCGTGAACCGTATTTACTGGTAATAGGAAAATTCCACTGCCATACCGCTTTTTGTTTGCTGAACCAGGGGAGTTTGATTTGGGCCTACTAAAACATTTTGCAGCAGGCTCTTTGCCTCTTCAGGGTTAACTCGTTTGCCCGACTGTGGACCAAAACAAGGTATAACACGGGGGTCAAGGTGAGGGCCCGTTGTGGGAAGAGGATCTTTTAAATGATCAGCAATTGTTCCTATTGGAATTAAACCGGCCATTATCTTTTTCTTTTATTTTTAAAACTAAAAACCCCTGGTTTCCCAGGGAGTGTTGGAACTGGTTTTTAAACTCGAATCAGGTCTGCCGCTAAAACGGCCTCCCAATCAACACGTTTAATTTGTTTTAACTGCTCAAGATTGTTAAATCTTTCACCCGATAACGACATTTGAAGGTCTTTAATTTCCCTTGCGGTTTTAAGACCGATGCCTTTAATATGATCCGCAATCATCTGAGCAGTTGCCGAGTTGATGTTTAGGCGGTTGTCAGGCGGAAAAGAACGGGGTTCGTCTTTTGCTGCTTTGTCTTTAATTTGTAGAGTCTTTACCTTTTTGGTGGCCTCCTCGTCGGGAGTCAACTCTGTTTTATAAGCAGTAAAAAGGCGACCGTCTTGGTCTTCAACCATGTACCAGTCGCCATTGTCCCATTCACTTATAACCTTGACGCGAGTGCCAGTTTTCTTATGCTGATAAAGCATTGCTTCTGAGAGTGTCATAGAGCCAGGAATTACCTGGCCCTAGTTTAACTCAATCAGCTAACTGTGCGACCAAGAAGGTAGCCGTCAATGTCTTCGTAACCAGGGGCTTCATCCGGTTGGATGTAGCACACTTCAACAACCAGATAACCAGAGCGACCAGAAGTGGAGTCACCGCTGGAAATGTAGAAGCCACCAGAAGTTGTCAGACCAGTTGTGGTGCCACGGGCGAACACCTTGAAGGTGGTAGCGCCAGTCACCTGGAGGTTAACACCAGAGGCAATAACGCCGGCAGCGCCGGTAGCAGTCAGGAAGGGGTTGGTGCCGTAAGCAGCCGAACCGGCGGCGAAGAAGATTTCACCAGGCTGGGAGCCGGAAGTAGTAGAGGTCAGGTTGGCCTGGGCCACAGCCTCACCAACGCCCGTGGAAGCCACGGGACCACTGGAATCACGGCAGAAGGTAACCACGTTGCCAGTAGCGGCATAAATGCCGGAAGCAACACGGCCGTCACCCCAACCAGAAGCAACGGAAATGGTGGCACGGTAGACGTAAGCAGGCAGAGTAGTGCTGCCAGAAATCACCATGCCATCCTCTATCATGCCTTTTTGGTACCCATGCATTGTTTCAACAGGTGTAGCGCCAAATATACCGCGGGTAGGATCACCGAAAACAACATGATGAAACGCATTGTCCAAGTGATGTTGGGACCATCGCTGTCGTAACTGGGTGTCGGCGGAACATGCAATCAGATGCATCGGTTCAGAGTAGAGATATCGACATGCTATGTACGGATCATTCAAGGCAAAGTATCCAATATCACAGGCACGGCATTGACGTTGAATGAGACTTGTATGTGGACCAAAGCGACCGCACAACATATCCCCTTCCTGCATATCCTGAATGATAAACAGAATACAGGTGACAATGTCGACACACATGGAACCCGTGGGACCTAACGGGAGTTGTACATTCCGTAATTGAGGGCCGGCCAGCTGGTAAGAGTTAAGGACTGCCGATAGCTGTGCATGGTACCGGCGGATGTTATCCCCTTGACGTTGGTTGATGTTTTGAGCAGACGACACTTTTGGCTTTGGAAGAAAGCCATGGTAACCCCAAGCATGAATTGTTCGTCGAAATTCCTCTGTGAATATTGCCGGCGTAAACATGTAAGGCTTTAATGAAAACCTGGCATTGCCGGTAATTGATGTCCGGTCAATCCATTGTATGATTGGCACAAAGAATTGTGTTGCCGGATTGGTAATGAGACGGTCATATGCCGTGCGATATACGGTTCCACTGCAGGCCTCGCCCAGACGGCCATCCGAAGGGGCATAGCGTTGGAGTGGATTCTGCGGATCCACAATGAGATTCTTAGCCGTCATATGAGCCGGATTTTGCAGTAAATAGAGAAGTTGAGGCGCAAAGTCAAATATGATAACATCACTGGGTTCAGCCGGAGGACACACAACAGTCTGCACGCGTGGTCTCAGTTTATCGGCGTTGTGCAAGGTATCGTATAATTCAGCAATGTTCCGGTTGCGGTTGACACCACCGGGGGGATTGAATGTGTACCCATCGGACATTGCGTTACTACCCCACTGTAGCAATTGACTAAACGCGTAGTCGGGCGCATTCATGTCATTCAGCAACTTTAGTAATGACACGGTCCACCTTTGCGTAGTTGAATGAATGACCCCCGAATCCCTATCCGAGTTGATGGTGGTAGTTACTTCGTCCGCGGCAGGAGGCTCCTCGACGTTGACAAAATCCTCACCATGATCGTCGTCGTTGTTATCGCGTGATGGACTATTAATAGGAGCAGGCATTACTAGCACGTTGCTGGCATTGCCGGTTACCTGTGGAGCCAATTGACCTGATAAAACGTCACGGCGAAGAAGACGCGGACGTTTTGTACTCTGCACTGTCGTGGCGATCAGTGGTGATGCGTTTTTATGTACGCTGCCAGTGGATGTCGCTGCACCATTGTCAAGGACAAAACTTGCACATGTAGCGTGATGTTGTAGATGCTGGGACAACGACCGACCAGTGGCAAACGTTTTGGAACTTTTTGGACACAATGGATTAGGGCAGCGACTGCCAGCCATATTGACAAACGGTGCGGTGGATGACGACATCGTGAAATGCACTGTGGCTCGCAGATCGGAATGGGTTTCTCTCCAAACATCGGGGAGTCTTATGCTACTACTAGTACACATTCATACTGCTACTCGTCGAGTGACAAGCATCAATTTACTGTCACAATTCCGCTGGTGTCAACTTAGCTACAGTAGGCGAACAGCAAGTTTTGGATGAACAATTTCATAAATGTTTCAGAGATTCTTGATTAGCAATACGTTATTGAAAATTCCTAATTATGAAGTTCGCTTCCAAAACTTCATTTTTTCGTTATAAAAGTTGACACCAGACGGATTATTTAAGAATTTAGTTCATAATAAAGTTAACGCCTCGGAAACGAATACGAAAAAAAGTCATATTTAGATTTTGACTTCATAAATATTTATTTAGCTCATATTAAATTTTGGTGTTTTCTGAAATATTAGGCAAATGGTCATAATATGAAGAAATTTGTTCGTTCAAACTTCGTAACATCAGATCCCTTGCCTTAGATGAAAGATACACCGTTTTTCCAGTGTCTGCACAGTCCAAGCATTCCCATGTTGTCTTCTTCTGACACTCCTTGCACCTCCCTTGATACCGAAACGTTGTCTTTTCACCCTTACTATTCTTAAGATGCTTCGATGGGGTCAGATGGGTCATAACACCAGACCTTGGCTGTCCGTTTATGGTTCTACAGACAGGCATCTTGATAGTTCGATGTAGGAGAACGCCTGAGACCTACCGTTCGACCTTTGAAGTCATAATTATTGTCGATAAGCTCCTCAGATAACATAGAATAGAAGTCCTTTTGGTTTCCAGCTGTCATTGGATTCTCATGGTTCTTAATAGCAGAATAGACAAGCCAACTGTCAACCACAATCATTGAGAAAATGGACAAGTTCACACGCATCGACCAATCTTTTGTTTCGATTTTCTTTTCAATGCCAAGATTGTCTTGCCGACACCTATTGTGTCGGTCGATTGATGCACATGTTGAATAATAGATTTCCGCAATTTTGGGTTGCTCAATAGTCAGATGAACCCTCTGTGGAGGAGCACTGGGTGTAGGGTCAATCTGTTGCCAACGACAACGAGTGTATGGAGTTCCTGCCTCCAGAGAACCTGCTGTCGAGATAAAGTATCGTCGCTCCCTATCCATCCAAACAAATGCCGCCATTAAAGCACCTCCAACATTGGCAGGAACACCATCATTAGCAGGAGGCAGAACAGACTTGAGTGCAAGAAAGTCACCACGGTTTGCAAGTTCAACAGCAGACAGATAAGTTTTTGGAAAACCACGAGTTGCAGTTTTGACAACACCGATGAAACGAAGACCATTTGCAAACAATTCTTTAGCAGCACCAACAGAAGCAAAGTAGGAATCTGCACAAACAATCCTGTGTGAACCAAACCAGGGTGAGACAAGATACTTGAGAACTTGTGTACCATGAAGCAAATTGTTTTCGTTGCGGTCATGATTCTCATCATCATCGCCAACCAGATCAGTACCCTTCACCAACTTAAGTCTTAACATAACTCCACTTCTACCGCAAGCAGCATTTTGAATTTCACATCCGTTTTCAGGCTTTCGATCAATTGCAATATATTGGGGGAGGCCATGGTTTATCCAATGGCCTCCCTGCCCATACCATCGAGACATAGATTCATCAACACAAATGGTATCAGATGGATTGAAATAACTTTCGCAATGCTTATTGAAGTTCTTGACAAAGTCGTCGATCAACATCCAACGATACTGCTCGGATGACACCTCATCAAGTCGCGTAATAGGCTGGTAGCTCCATCGAATCGCACTGAACAAATCATCAAACCTGTTCCGACTCATTCCAGTCATACCAAACTGAGGGGCTGGTCGATATTTCGAATGTGCAACCGTTGACCACAAGGATGCCCTTGAAGCGAATTCAAACTTAGTTGTCAAAATAATTAGTCCAAACCATTTCAATATCTCGCCTGTCATTGTTAGTTGGAGGTTTTTCAAGTGAAGTTGAACATTTGTAAGTCGCACCATTGCACTCAGCTGCTTTGCAGGAAACATCAACATAAAGTAATCAAGTGGTGACATTTGATCTCCATGCTGTCCATTGTTGGGACCCCCAGGATAGAAGATGTCGCCAACCATAGACTGAACACTCCATTGGCGCAAAGGGACATTGCCGTTCAATGGCGGGTCAATTCGAGATGCTCTGACCCAATCTGTCCCATGGGCCACTGTCACAACATCAACATCCACTGGATTGACTTCTCTTGCTGCTAACACCATTGGTGCTGCTTGAATGATCACTAGAGGAGGGTCTGGGGAAGCAATAGATGGTGCAAGTGTCACCCTCTCATCATCAATGATCGATTCACCAACCAACGGACTGGTTGGAACACCTTCAGGGGCTGTCAGGGCAACATGGGTGTCGTTGGTGGGTTCGAGATTTTCAGTCACGGTTTCAATCACGGGTTCTGGTTGGACGACAATCATTGATGGTGCTTCACCAGCCTTGACAGATCTTGAATTCAACCGATGCCGTTTGGTTGTACCCCCACCAAGCTCGAAGTTGGCAGTGATGAGAGTCACAGCCCGCTTCTTGGTCGAGGATGGGGCTGAATCAACGACGACAACAGTCCCGTTAAGGAACTTGGTTTTCGCGTTGGTTCCGTAGCGTCGGTGACATTCGGCGGCGGCGGTGACATGCAAAGCTTTTGCATGTAGCCCTTTGCCAGAGCACGATGATGCTATGGAAGCGATTAAAGTCGGCGCAATATTTTTTTAGTGACTTGTAAGTTTCAAATTGAAGCGAGCATCGACAGTTACCAACTCCCCGTCTGCCCCACCATACCTCTAAGTGATTCACACCATTTGGGCAAACAACGGTTGAGAACGGCCTACTTCCTGGCGCTAGGCAATCGTTTCCGTGATCGCTGAAAATGGGGTTAATTTTCCCCATTTGGGGTTAATTAACCCCGTCGGGAGGATAGACACTAGAGTACTCCTATGCAGCACTGTACTAATCCAAGTTTGCATAAGTTCTCTGGCCCAGTAGCATGACATTCGCGTGGAGTACTTTAAGTCGGTACAACGTATCTACATGTATCATATTTACTAGTAAACGAATTCACAAGCAAATGTACTGAAAACTTCGTTCGGCAGGCAGAAAGGGAGAAAAAGCTTTCATTTCTCGTTGGGGGTGCCGCATACCATACTATTTTAATCTATAGATACAGAGCACTCTACGGGTGCATTTATAGGGGAGCTCATCGGATTGCACTTTGACCAATCCCAACTTGTCCAAAAATGAAGGTGCACGATTAACCTTGAACTTGTGTGACGGGAACAGATCATCTATTGCACTTCGAAATATGCAACGTAACATGCAAAGTATGACAAAGCTGTCCACGGTTCTCGATATTTCTTTCGATTTGATAGGAACAGTCGACAACGCTGAATCTCAGGTCAATACAATTATGTAGACTCGAAAGCATTCTTGACACATATATAGTAAATCCAGCATGTGATGTCAACGCACTTTTACATGAATGTATGCATAGCACTATTACTATATCCCAGGTTGCTGTCGTCGTGTGTCGGTTAGTAGAATTACACATCACGTATTGATTTAATAAGTAGCATTTCCGATGGCCGGTTTCCCAATTCATAGTTGAACTTACTTGGCAAGCAGTAATGTAGAATTATTTTATTCACACTACTACCGGTAGTAGGATGAGGCTGCTTGCTGACCATTGGTCCGCTCATGTCCTACGTGGTCGCATGACGAGGACTTAAGTGAAATGACATAGCCTTGGCAAAAACTCGTAGGTTTCATTCACGATCCCATTGGAAGTCCAATACCGAGGCAAGGAATGTCAGTGCCATCCCAAACATTTATCGAAAATGTCGTATCACATTGGACTGCAACGTCTTTTTTCATGATTTCGTTTTAAAGAATATGGATACCAGCTTCTTTATGACTGCGGAATGCTTGACATTCTTTTCACTTAAGGCGTTTTCTTCGAAATGATTGGAGAGCTAGTCCGACTCCCAGATGGCGTTTTCTGCACAAATTTTCACGTTGCCGACGTCGACAATCACAGCATCTGGATTTGCAGTAGGAGTTTGCTACGGCGCAAATGCGCGTTATGGGTTGGAGAGATAAGCCCCCAGTTGCGAAAGTTGACACTTCAGAGAATTAACTCCAAATTGCATCGCTGTGGAAGCTAAATTTTTGGATGTGTTACATACGTGGCGACCTGGATGCATGACCTCATCCAATCGATAGAGATGGTGAGAGGTAGGCAAAGGGTTCCTCGGATTTTCTCCCTACTCTGAAAGGCCTAGTTAGCAAACATACTGCATAAGTACGTGTTTCTACAGGGGCGAAACGGCTAGGGCGTTGCCTCGAAACGATTCTTCGAGCAATTTCACACAAGATCTGCTAAACTCATTGTCATCGTCCTCTAGAGGGCATGCTAGTAGGTTGTTGAATAACTTGAGGCTTTCGTGCGTGATCAGTCAGGAAACAATAACACGATGAGAGCTTCTCCTCAAGACAACCAGTGCTACGAAAACGACCGCAACAGTTGCAGTCTTGGTCTCGCAATGCCTTCGGCAATGGCCTTGCATCATGGCGATGCGCCTCCGTCGACCGTGCCAAATCCTCTTAAGGACCGCGTGCCTTCCTCTGTGGGTGTGTGTTTCAATCTACGCAAACGATCCTTCCTTGGAGACAACCGTAATGTCCGCGAAGTTGGCTTATCTACGTACAATTCGGCTTTCCTGTCAGGTCTTTTTGCCGATATTGCGAAGGCGAACGAAGCTCAGCACGAGCCCAGAACTACCGATGCACCCTCGCCTTGCAAGAAAAGTCGCATCACTATGACTCAATCTATCTCTCGCTGTGAAAAGTCATTTGCGAACCTCCATGTGGCGAAGGATGCTTCGAATGCTGAAAACGCGATGCCAATCTTCGCCGCCCCAGTAACGGAATCACACCCATCGACAGCTTTGACTCTAGCTCGTGACGATTCACTTAGCTACCAGCTTCACTGCGTCTCAAGCGCATCTAGTAATGAGAGTGACTCCTCTCACGCTGCCTTGATCGGAAAGATTGCCTTTCCTCACCTTCCTGCTACTGTCAGCAACTACTCTTGCACCCAGAACACTGCAAGCCTAACTCGATCAACCTCTGGCCAGCTGTTGCCAGAGTCCGAGACCGACCCGAAAGAGAGCTACGGGTGGTTCGTCACCTTTGATGAAGATGACCAAGATTCAGCTCCCTTCACAACAGCATCATCTGCTGTTCCATATTCTTCCTCAACGTTGAGCGATCTCGCGTTTTCCGCTGTCACTGCGCCCAAGAGGTCAAGCCAACACGACTCTGAGGTCGAATGGGCGAAGGCTGCTGACACTGTGGATGATGTGCTTGGAGACTTTCGAAGCATCGTACACGTTGTTTTTCACTTCTACACACGACTATTGCATGTTTTGCATTTTCCATCGTCGCTTGGGGAGGAACTTCCAACAAAACCACCCAGGTGTGCTTTGTTCTACTATTTACTTTTTCTACATCCCATCCGTTCGCTATATCATTTTCATTCTACCACTCACAGAAACACCAACACACACATATCGTCTGTGTGCCTAAGGAGCACACACGACAAACAAAAATTCTACATGGGCGCTACTTAACATTGCTCACAACAAAACAACAACACCATCATTTTCACACGCTACTGGAACGGGGGTTGAATCTGCTTTCCTTCTCGTTTGGTTTTGACCAAACAATAATAATACACAACTTGGGGGCCGCCATCCATCACATGGGCTCTAAGGTGCAATAGCACCAT